GCAGATTACTGTAAACAAGACGTGGCTCTTACAGATTCTATATACCACTTACTTGAAAAGCGATACCAGTTCCCCCTGTTAGAGAGATGTTTGATTGACTTGACAATAAAAATGTATGTTGAACCTACACTACGTTTAGATAAAAAATTACTCTATGCTAATTTAGATAAGGTGGTACAAGCTAAACAGAATTTATTAGACAAGGCAGGGGTAGAGAAAGAAGTCTTGTTGAGTAATCCAAAGTTTGCAGAGCTCTTGGAACAACATGGTGTAGCTCCCCCTACTAAGGTCTCACTACGTACAGGGAAAGAAACTTTTGCTTTTGCCAAATCAGATAAAGGCTTCAATGATTTACTGGAACACACTGACCCAAAGATTAAAATGTTTGCAGAGGCTAGACTTGGAATCAAATCTACATTAGAAGAAACAAGAACACAAAGACTCATTGATATAAGTGAACGTGGAAGTCTACCTGCACCCTTGATTTATTATGGTGCTCACACAGGTAGGTGGGGAGGTGGTGGTAAGATAAATTTACAAAACTTACCCAGTAGGAACAAACAAGCGAACATAATAAAAAAAGCTATCATTGCACCTGATGGGTATGTGATAGTAGAGGCTGACTCATCTCAAATAGAGGCACGTATGGTGGCATGGTACTCAGGACAAGATGACTTAGTTGAGCAATTCAAAGATGTAAATAAAGACCCATATAAAATTATGGCAGGGAAGATTTACAAAGTAGACCCTGAACTAATTACTAGCGAACAAAGATTTTTAGGTAAACAACTTATCCTCGCATGTCAATATGGTATGGGGCATAAAAAGTTTCGAGCACAGATAGCCAATGAGGGTAGAGATATTTCTGAGGAAGACGCAAAAAAAGCAATCCAAGTCTACAGGACAGCTAATTCACATATAACTAATTTATGGTATAACACACATGAAAATCTAAAAGCTATGCTTCAAAAAAGAAAGAGTGGGAATGTCCCCGTAATGGGAAATGAGTTGGTGACTGTAGAGGGTACGAGTTTTGTTCTACCTAATGGTTTAAAAATACACTACCATGACTTACGTTTAGAGGAAGAAACTGATGAAGAAAATAAAGTAATAAATTCAGAGATGTTTTACACATCTAAAAATGGCAAGACAAAAATATATGGTGCGAAATCAGTAGAGAATATAACTCAAGCATTGGCACGAATTGTCATAGGTCAGCAAATGTTAAAGATATCTGAGAAGTATAGAGTGGCTATGACAGTACATGATTCTATTGTTTGTGTCGTACCAGAAGCAGAGGCATCAGTTGCTCAGGAGTACATTGAGAGATGTATGCGTGAAACCCCCGTATGGGCAGAGGGTCTACCTTTAGACTGCGAATCTGGGGTCGCAAAAAGTTATGGAGATTGTTAGTGATTTGTGAGATAATGGGGCGAAGTAACAGTCATAAGGATATATTGAAGCCCTTAACTTGGTCGTACAGTAGTATAAACACTTTTAAACAGTGCCCTAAAAAATACTATCACACACGTGTGATTAAAGACACACCTGAACCTACCTCACAAGCTATGCTTTATGGTAAGCAAGTACACAAAGCCGCCGAAGATTATGTGAGAGATGGGAAACCTATTCAGGAAGCCTTTCTTTACATTAAAGAATTTATAGATGGTATTTTAGCTAGTTTCAAAGGAGAGGTACTGTGCGAACACCGACTTGGTATTACAGAAGATTTAGAGCCATGTGGATTTTTTGATGACAAGGTTTGGTATAGAGGGATTGTAGACTTACTAATTATTGATAAAGAAAATAAACAAGCTGTTATCATAGATTATAAAACAGGGAAGAACCCACAGTACGCAGATGTAAACCAATTAGAGTTAATGACACTTGCAGTATTTAAGCACTTTCCTGAAGTAGAAAATGTAAAAGCAGGGCTATACTTTTTTACTAAAACACAGTTGATAAAAGAAACATACGATAAAACCAAAGAACCTGACTTATGGGCGAAGTGGTTGGAACAAGTAAATGAGTTAAAGAGTTGCTATGATAATGATGTATGGAATCCTAAACCAAACTTTTCTTGTTCTAGATTTTGCCCAGTGGAATCTTGTGAACATAATGGGAGATACTAATGCCTTACGTTAAAAAGAAACGACCATACAAAAAAGAATACGAGCAACAGAAAAAACGTGGTGAGCACAAAGATAGAATGGAGAGACAACGTGCAAGGAGAGCAGTTGATAAAAAAGGAGTAGATAAAAATAAAAATGGTAAAGCTGATAAGAGAGAGGGTAAAGATATAGCCCACAAAAAAGCATTATCAAAAGGTGGTACAAATAAAGATGGCTACACAATACAAAGCAAGAAGAAAAACAGATCATTTAAACGTACCAAAACTGGAGCAGTAGCTTAAATTTTTCTTGGAGGAAAAATGGAAATTATAGAGAACAACGCAATCAAGTTGCGTGTAAAGAATCCCAATGCAGTCACAAATGCAATTCAAAAATCTACAGTGTTAGAAGATGGAGATGTTTTAGTTCATTGGGGGATTGGTGAAGCACAGATACTAAATAAGTTGGGAGTAGATGTTCCATCACCAATATTGTCTGACTACAGATGGGGTGGTAAGTACACTCCTTTTGAACACCAAAAGAAAACATCTTCATTTCTAACCCTCAATAAAAAAGCATGTTGTTTCAACGAACAGGGTACTGGCAAGACTGCCTCTGTAATATGGGCTTCAGACTTTTTGATGAAGAAGGGGTTAATTAGACGAGTCCTTGTAGTGTGCCCACTATCGATCATGCAATCAGCTTGGCTACAGGATTTATTTAATTTTGCCATGCACAGAAAAGCAAACATATGTTATGGCACAAGAGACAAAAGAAAAAGTATTATAAATTCAGATGCAGAATATATCATTATTAATTATGATGGTGTAGAGATTGTCAAAGATGAAATAGCAAATGGCAAGTTTGATTTGATTGTAGTTGATGAGGCGAACGCATATAAAAACACCTCTACCAAAAGATGGAAGACCCTTAATAAATTAATCACAGAAAATACATGGGTATGGTTATTGACTGGTACCCCTGCTTCTCAATCACCTGTTGATGCGTATGGACTAGCAAAGTTAGTAAACCCATCAGGAGTTCCACTTTTTGCAGGGAGATGGAAAGTTATGGTGATGTCGCAGGTATCTCAATTTACATGGGTACCCAAACCTGATGCTAACCACCTAGTGCGTTCAGTTCTAAAACCCGCAATCCGATTTACTAAGAAAGAGTGTTTAGACTTACCTGATATAACTTACGTTACAAGAGATGTTCCTCTGACCCCGCAACAGGAAAGATACTATAAATTATTCAAAACCAAACTTGTTGTTCAAGCCGCAGGGGAGGAGATATCTTTGGTCAATGCTGCGGCAGGTATGAATAAGCTACTACAGTTGTCAGGAGGGGCAGTCTATTCGGATACTGGAGAAATAGTATCATTTGATGTGAAACCTAGATTCAAAGTGTTAGAAGAAATAATTCAAGAGACTTCAAATAAACTCATTCTGTTTGTACCTTACCGACATGCTATTCTCTTACTCAAAGAGGAGATAGATAAAAAAGGATATACTTCAGAGATAATAAATGGAGCAGTAACTGCTGGGAAACGTGCTGAGATATTTAATAGGTTCCAAACCTCAGATACTCCACGCATACTAATCATACAACCGCAAGCGGCCGCTCACGGAGTTACTTTACACAGAGCAGATACTATCGTTTATTGGAGTCCAGTGATGAGTGTGGAGACCTACCTACAATGTAATGCGAGAGCACATAGAGCAGGGCAGAAAAACCCAGTGACTGTTTATCATTTAGAGGGTAGTGCAGTGGAAAAAAGAATCTACAAAATGCTACAAAACAAAGTAGATGTACATTCAAACATAGTAAATTTATATAAAGAGATAGCAAAATAAAATAATAGTTGACAGATAACTCAATATTTGTTACAGTCTATTAAAATCTATTTTTTAGGAGGAAAAGATGTCTGAAAATGTCGATAAAACAGTGTCTGTGGAAACTCTTGTAAGTGCGTACCGAGCCATTAGGGATAAAAGGTCAGAACTAGCAAAAGAGTATGACGAACAAGACCAAAAGTTAAATGACGAACAAGATGTTATTAAAAGAGAACTATTGAGTCTATGTAAGAGAATAGATGCCGATAGTATCAAAACAAAGGCAGGTACTGTATTCCGTAGGGTACGCACAAAATACCAAGTAGGAGACTGGGAGGCAGTATATAAACTAATTGAAAAGACCAAGTCATTTGACTTGCTTGAAAAACGTCTTAACAACAAAAACATGAAAGCCTATATCGAGGAGCACCCTGAAGATTTACCAACAGGTTTGAGTCCGATTAGTGAGTACACCATAACCGTTAGGAGAAACTAATGTCAGTTGAAGACACAGACGCATTATTGACTATTAGTCAAGTTGCAAAACAAATCAGTATGAGTGAGAACACTGTTCGTAACTTTATACGACAAAACAAAATTCCATTTTTACTTCTAGGAGGATTATATAGATTTAAGCAATCAGATATAACTGACTGGATTGAAAGTGGTAGAGGTATTAGACCAAGTAACAGTAAACAAAACAATGAGGAAGGAGTCACAAATGGCTAGTAAAGAATTAGCAATCTTCAAAAAAGGTATGCCTGATTACCTTAAAACACAGGGATTAGATGAAGCTACAAAAAATCTAATGGGTAAAGCATCAGGAGGTATGAAACGTATCTCTATCAAGGGCAGTGCTTTCAGAATGATTGTCAATGGTGAGGAGACCGCTGTTAGTGAGGACAGGTCACAAGAGTGGATAATTATATCTGTTGCTCCTGATCTGCAGAGGGTATTCTTTGATGGTTCTTACCAAGAGGGTAAGCCAATGTCACCTAGATGTTGGTCAAGTAATTCTAAAGTCCCTGATGAGAACGTGCCTGACCCAGTAAGTAAAACTTGTAATGACTGTCCTAATAATATAAAGGGCTCAGGTCAAGGTGAGGGTAGAGCATGTAGATTTAGTAGACGTATTGCAGTCATGCTAACTAATGACCCAACCAATACAATCTACCAAGTTGTTCTACCAGGAACTTCTCTATTTGGTAAAGGTGAGCACTACAAATGGCCACTTGACCAGTATGCTAAATATCTAGGCACCAATGGAGTAAGTATAAGTCATGTGGTTACAAAGGCTTCTTTTGATATAAAAAGTCCTACACCAAAACTTACGTTTGCCCCAGTCAGAGAGGTGAGTAAAGCAGAGTATGATGTGATAGTTAAACAGTATGAATCTGAGGACACTAAAAAAGCTATCCAGTTAAATATTGCTCCTCCACCTGTTAAAGCAGAAGCTAAAGATTCAGATGAGCCAGTTGTTAAAGCCACAAAAGGAACTGTAGAGACACCTGATTCTGCCGCCGACATAGCAAAGAAGTGGGCTAACGACTAATAAAACTTCCAGGTGATACGCACCTTGTTAGGTGTGAGTGTGGGTCGTATTGCCTAGCACTTTGTGCTAATTCGTAATGTAAACCGCACCAGTGGGGGCTAGTCTCCTTCAGTTTGTTTTTGGCTAGTGACCCCACATTTTTTATGGAAGGAGGTAATATGATTGATACATTCGCAGGTAAAAAATTAGGAGAGTTAATTGATAAATTTAAATTACCTCGAAACAAAATAGCTATACTTTTAGGTACTAATCGAGGTACACTTAAAAGTTGGACTGATGGTGGCACATCACCTAGCGGAGAACATTTAGAATCTTTAAAAGTCCTTTTGGAAGTAATAGAAAAGTGTGAAGAAGGCACAAAAGAAGTTGTAGAGAAACGATTGTATGCAATCGACTACGGTGAGGAGGAATATGAGTGACTTATCAAATAGAGAATTTTTAGAATTAGTCCTTCCCAAACTCAGAGATGGAGAAAGTTATGTCGTTGCGGCTAATGAGCCGAAGACTGCTGATAATGCCAAAGGTAAAAGAAGACACATACCAACCAAAGTAGGTTCTTTAGATGAAATATTTAAAGAGTGGGAGAGAATTGAGAATAAAGAGAAATACAATACTTTCTATAGAATTGGTAGTGTAGATACTGATGCGGAAAAAATAAATGTAGATGCAGTAAGACAACTAAAAACTATTCTTTTAGATATTGATGTTGGGAAAGATAGCCCTGACTCCTATGCTAATAAAACTATAGCAAAGAAAAGCATAGATAAATTTTTACAGCAATTCGATAAACTACCAAAACCTTATGTCATTGATTCAGGTAATGGGTTTCATATTTACTGGCCTTTTGAGGAGCCAGTTGATAGAGAAATATGGATGCAATTAACAAGTGATTTTGCCGAGTACCTCAAAGATAATGACTGCCAATTACTTATTGACCCTAGTGTAATTAAAAAACCCACACAAGATATTAGGTTAGTAGGCTCTAGAAATTTTAATACGAATGGAGATAATACAAAAGAATTATATGTGGCAGTATTAGAAAAAGGGGAAGTTTCAACATACCAATACTTCAGAGACTTGATACCAAAATCTATCATAGCACCCAAAGTGCCATACAAAGAGAAGATAAAAAATCTTAGTGAGTATCAAAGGTCTTTGATGGAGAGTTCAGAAAAGAAGTTTTCTGTTATAAAAGAAAAGTCTCTCAAAGGTGAGGGTTGTGGTCAGATAAAATTGGCATACGAAGACCCAACTAAAGTACAGTACGATACATGGATGTCGTTGCTGTCTACAGCTCAACACTGCTCAGATAGAGAATGGGCTATACATGATATATCAAAAACAGATACAAAGAGATACAATAAAAGTGTAACAGAGATGAAAGCAAATGAGATGCAACACCCTCATAATTGCTCGACCTATGCGGCTAGTAACCCAACCCCCTGTGAAAATTGTCCCCATAAACAATTAATAAACCCAATTAATTTAGGCTCTGTAGTTAAAGAGTTAAAAGATAAAAAAATAAGTAATATAGTAACTCCTGGTTATTCTGACATTGTTAAATTAGATAAGAAGAAAGAAGTTAAAAAAGAAATCAAGGAAGAGCCTAAACCACCTGTAAAACAAATTAAAGAAAAAGACTCAAAAATACCTGATGTACTACGAAAATTTATAGTAGAAAAACCTCCTGAAGTCGAAAGAGCAGGGGAAGAAGAACAATTAAGAGACCCTCCTGAAAATTTTAAATATGGCGAGGGTAAAAATCTTATCTACCATATCCCCCCTGTAAAAAATGCTGATGGGACTTACACTCAGGGTGAAGACAGAGTAATATTTCACAGTTTAATTTATGTAGTACGTTTAACATTTCATAAAGAAGGAGGGTACCATCTAGCATTAAAAGTAGTCACTAAACATGATGGAGTTATAACTAGTGAGATGCCTATGTCATACCTTACTAATAGTGCAAAGAATAAATTTTTAGAATATATGAGTAGTACCTTTGGGTACATCCCTATGAGGAAAAATGATGAAGACTTCCTACGTAGGTATTTATCAATATCAGGTCAAGAGTTACTTATGAATGAAACCACAACATCTGCCTCTACAAAAATGGGGTGGGATTTAGAAAATGATACTTTTTTAATTGGTGATAGATTATATAGAGCAGGGAGTGTATGTGAAGCACCGCACTCTAAAATATTAAAAAACTTTATACCTTACTTGAAACCAAACAAAGGAGCCTCTCTTGAGAAATGGACTGAGGCAATCAATAAACTTTTTGCGAATAAAGGAGACGAGGAACGAGCATTTGTATTAGGTTTCTCTCTTGCTAGTCCGTTGTATGCACTTGCTCCACCTAACATAAAAAGTGGCCTAGTACATATGATGTCAGAGGGAACAGGAACGAACAAATCTGCTACCCTTGAAAGTGCGTTTTCCATATGGGGGATACCTGAGAAACCTATACCAATTATGCAGTTGTTAGATACAGGGATGTCTGTGTTTGCTAGACGTGGTGCTCTGAACTCAATCCCTCTTATGTTTGATGAGATAGTAGATGATAACCAAAAACCTAAAGGCAGACTTGACGCATCAACTCTTGTGTTTGGTTTAGCTTCTGGGGCAGGGCCTAATCGAGCCTCCGCAGATAATAACAGAGAACGTGATAATGATGTGTTTTGGAATGGGGCAACAATTAGCACTTCCAATATAAGTCTTTGCCAAGCTATCTCTGCTATAAAAGCAAGGCCTGAAGGAGAGTTAGCTAGGTTTTTAGAAATAGATTTAACAGATAGAAAAGCAACCATGTCAACAGAGGAAACTACATACTGGATGGAACAGGTAATAGCAAATTCAGGCACCGCTGCTGAAAGATACATTCAATACCTACTACATAATAAAAATAGTGTAGAGAAAATGGTGCGTGAGACATTTAACTGCTATATGAACTCAGGTGGTGCCGCCTTACATAACGAGGCTAGATACATTGGGTGGGGTATTGGACTGGGCATGACAGGAGTACGTCTAGGTAATGGGTTAGACATATGGGAATTTGATGAGTATAGTATTGCAAACAGTATTGTAAAGCAAGGGAAACGACACCTAGATAATATCAATGACCTCAATGAAACTCCAATAGATAGACTGAAAAGATTCTTACATGACAATAGAGCAAAGACAGTAATCTTGAAAAGTACAGTGGATGGTAGAAGTATTGCCAACACACATAATAACCCTGATATAAGATATGCCCCTGCTTCAGGGCACCCTTGTTGGGTAAGGTGGGAGTTTGATACAAACGAACTTTGGGTCTATAAAAAACCTTATGATGATTACTGTCAAAGTAATGGACTAAATGCTAAATCTCTTTTACGATACCTTTTAAAGAACAACATAGGTAGGGTAGTTAAAAAACGTATAGGTTCAGGTATTGGAATTGATACAGTGCTAAATGCATACCATATAGAAGGTAATAAGATAGGTCTAACACCACCTAGCGATGAGTAATGAACGACTGGATTTGGGTAGGTTACATGTTGAGGGTGTGGCAGTAAAAATGAGTTGGTGGGATTTTAAGCCAGGTACTAGTTTTTTTCTGCCCTGTTTAAACTGTAAAAAACTTCATAATGAAATAGAAGCGAAAGCTAAACGAGCAGGGGTATCTATTATTAAAAAGACTGTGTTTGAAAATAAAGTTAAAGGTATACGTGTGTGGAGAGTGAGTTAGTACATATCTCTGTCAAATTCTTCATTCTCAAGAGTTGACCATTTTCTTATTTCTTCAATAGTGCTGTCAGGGTCTGTAGTGCTTATACCGTAGATCATTTTATCACTTTCTTTATCCCTACGTTTCATACTTCTTCTGATACTTGATGGAGTTATATTTAGGCTTGGGAAAGTTGGCATTAATCTATCAGCTAAATCAAGTAATTCCCCATATGCTTCTTCATAGGTATCCATATCATTATTACGTCTAGCTTTATGCATTTTACGTAAAAGTTTTTGTTTTATGTTTTGGGCAACGGATTCTTTTTGTGCCTCAGTAAAGGCTGCAGTCTGACGTATTGATACAGAGAGTGGAGTCAAACCAATAAATTGAGAAGCAATATCTTTATAATTAATATCAGACACAATAACATCACCTCTAATTGTCCTTGCTCCTTCAGTTCCATACCTAAAACTCTTAAATACATTTCTGATAGCTATAGGCAACATATACTCAGCCCCTCTTAAAAATTCACCATCAGATATCAAATCAAAACCCTTTCTACTTTGACTATAAATACTACCTGGTGCTCCAAAAAAGTGTGAAAATGCCTGAGCTTGGTATTCTGTTTCTGTTCTATTTCCTGTCTTTGTGTCTCTAAATAGTAAGTCCTTCCACCCTGTTCTACTACTCCAAGTTATACCTGTTAACCTATCAAATGGAGCCTCTCCAAAAGTTTTTCTTGTGAGAGTTTCAAAATCATCTTCTCCTTCTTCTTTTATAAATGTGTTATATATAAATTCAGGAATGAAGAAAAATGGTACCCCCTGCACACCACCAAGTATGGCAGAAGCACCGTATATTCCCGCAACTTGTTTTCTTGCAAGAGTAACTTCACTTTGGTCAAATTTAGCATTGGTAACTTTATTTCTTATAAAACTTGGCAGAGCTTTTTGCATAGTTAGAAAGATAAGGCTATACATTGAAAAACCATACTGTTTAAATATGGTTAAAATTTTACCTATATTACCTTGAGAAATACGAGCAGTGGCTTCCGTAGTAGATGGGCCATTTACATAATCTATTGTTGTTTTAGCTTCTGCTATAGCTTCCTCTATAGCTTTTGCACTATCCATACCAGCTTTTACTTTTTTCTTATAAGCTAACTCAAATGTAGTTAAACCTAAAGCCTCCCTTTGGGCTTGTTCTGCTACGTGAAATGAAAAAGCAGATGCTTTTTGAAACATGGCAATGCCTTTTTTAGCCGCACCATATTCACCCATAGCGGTTTTTCCTAAGTCCATGTACTCCTGTATACTGGATTTACCTATCTGATGTGTAGCTTGCAATGCATGTATGAGTTGTCCTATAGAACCACCTGGTAACTTAAACTTACTTTCTAGTTTTCCGAGTTCTTCAGGGCTATAGTTAAGTAAACTAGGATTTACTGTTTCAGTAACTTCATTCCCTGCTAAATCTACTATTTTTCTTTTAAACCCTGCACCAGATATAGCACGCATAGCACCCGCCAAAGATATTCCCGTAGCAGTGTATCCGTATTTAGAACCTAATACTGGAGCTCCTATTAAAGGAAGCTGTGTTATCTGCAATAAAGCAGAAGATATATTTAAACCCATCATCCAATGGAAACTTAACCCTGTTGCTGCTGTTGCCCAAGTTGCAAAATTAGGATTTTTAGCAAAACCGACACGTTTATCAAGCATACCTATAAATTGTTGAGCTTCATCTACTCTACCTTCAGGGTAATCAAAAGGAGTGTTTTGTCCTAATCCCTGAGCATCATCTTTTGTTATTTGCTGCATTTGATCTATAGAGTTTTGCAGTCTTCTATTATATTTAAAATTAGCAGAACGTCTAATCAAACTATCACTGACCGCTGCAAATGCTCTTATAGAATCTTCAGATGCCCCTCTAACATTTTTTCTAACTTTCATACTACCCAATAATATAACTTCAGGCATAGATTGTATTAAGGAATCATAAAATTGCTTTTTCTTATCAGGGTCTATATTTGAATCTTTTAATAAATCATCTATTTTCTTAAGTAATGAATCAGATGGTATTTTATCTAGGTGGTTTTGATTAATATCTTCTATCCCCATAAAAGTATACATACCATTTAATCTATTAAAAGTGACGATTGATTCATTATCAAACTTACTAAGAGTATTTCGCATCTCATTGTAAAATGCCATAGCTTCAGGATCGCTACCGTATTTAGCAGCAGCTTGGTCAAAAGTTAAATTAGCATTGATAAATCTTTTTTTATTCTGCGCTCTTTCTAAATTTCTTCTTCTTAAATCTATTAACTGTTCAAAATTATTTGGGTTTAACCGTTTAAGTTTAGTGAGATATTCTTGCTGTATTGCGTTTTCAGCTTGTTGCCTTGCTGCCTCAGTTTCAAAATACCTAACCACTTGCTCTCCTGTTACAGGGTGAGCGTAAGATAATTTAAAATCACCAAATCTAGTTAACGCAAAATAAGGGTCTATCTTTGATCTTGCTTTAATTCGTTGTTGGATTTGGCTATATATTGTATCTCGCACCGTGCTGTCCGCATCTATGGTGCTATCAATCAAAGGTTTTATCTGGTCATTTATTTCTTTAAATAAGTTTTCATACCCTTTTCTAAAATTATTATAAACCTTTACAAAATCGGGGTTTCTGCGTTGTAGTTTAGCAAACTCACGAATCATGCTATCAATCTGTTCTTTTTGTTTTTCCCAATTCCCTTCTTGTTGCTTCTTTGCCTTTAAAATATTGTAGTAGGCATCCCCTATTTGTATAACATCGCCTTCGTTTTTACCAACTTGAGCGGCTTGCTCTGCATCTAGAGTTAATGGAATATTATCAAAAGTAGAATCATTTATTAGACGGTCTAAAATACTAAACCCTTCCATATCTTTAGCTCTTAATTTTTCAGCGAACACTACTACAGGTTGAGTTTTTTCTCGCATTATACTCAAATACCCTGCTTTTTCATTTATTGTATTTTCTATTGTATCGGCTAACTTCTTCAAAGGTTCAGTAAAAAACTGTTTAGCATACTTTGTAAAATATGTAAGGGGCATAAAATTAGTTAGAGTTTTAGCACCCCATTTAGTCATTCCTTTTAGTTTTTCTTTTGTAGCGCTAACAGGAGTAGATTCTGATTTAAAACTTTTTATAAAATTATCAGTAGCACCGAAAGTAGTATCTACAACCCCACGCCCTCCATGTGTTATTGATTGTGCGTACAAATTATCAGAGAAATAAGAAACGTCCGTGTTGTCAAGTGGGTCTGATATTATTTCTTGTATCAGCCTATTCGCTTCTGTTGTGATGTTACTACTTGGTTCCATTCTGAACATGCGTCTGACAAAATTTACAAACCTAGTCCACAGTGTTTGCTTAGTATTTTTATACCTAATCTTACTTAAAGCTTTTTGGAGGGTAGGATTTGTATATATTTCTGCTACAAATTCGGATACGTTTTTAGGTGCATCTATAGATAATTCTGGGTCTATAAAAGGTTTGACTGCTTCAAATAATTCGTTTAGAAGTTTTACATTTATATTATTATCACCTTTACCTGTTATGGTATGCACAGTAGCAGCGTGGGTTGCCTCATGCAAAAGGGTCTGCGCACTGCCTCCATATTCAGGATCAATAATAATAGTATCAGTTTTTGGATTATAAGCACCAGCTACCCTTTGGTTACCTACATATGCAGGGGCATACACAATCGCAGTATTTAAATTTAATGATTTTAACCTAGATGCTATCTTCCCAAGAGTCCCACCTTCTTTTACTATTGTGTCAAGAGCAGCCGCAAGATTGTTTTCTTGTATTGCTACTTTAGCATCATTAGAAATACTTCTAGCTTTTATGCCTGTATTTAATCTCCTAACTTCATTTCTTAAATCTATAAGTTCATTTTTTCTTGTTTGTATTTGTGCATCAAGTTCCGCTAACCTAGCATCCGCTACTTCTCTTCCTAATCTTTGCCCTGCTGAGGCTCTACCTCTAGGTCTACCAGTAGATGGTTCTCGTACACGCACACCCCTAAATGGGTCAGACAATGTTCTCGCCTCTCGTTCCCTACGTTCTTGCAGTTCTTGGAGTTGTTTTTCTTTCCGTGTTACTTTAGCTTGTGCTGCCCGTATATTCCTTCTCTCTGGGGATTCTTGTTTTCCTTCTTGTGCTTTTTCATCTTTCTTAAGTTTTTCATTATTTTTTACAGCAACCTCATTAAGATAATTTGTATATGCATCAAGAGAACCTTTTGCTTGCATAAAACCAACCAAAGCATCCATAACTTGTTGCTGTTTCTGATACCCTGGAGTTTGCTTTTTTATAGCCTCGGACACAACTTTTTTCTGGTTAGCTATATCTTTAAATATTTTTTGGTTGTTGGGTTTAGAAAGTTGGGCTTCAAGCCTTCGTATGTTAGCATCATTCATACCTACACTACGTAGTCTTTGTTTTGCTATTTCTAAAGTATTGACAGCTTCTTCCTCAAAAGGGTTAACTTCTAAATCTAATTCTTTAGCAGCTTGCTCTTCTTCTCTTAATGCGTTACGTTCATTTAACCGTTCTACAAAACCTTCAGTATCAAAAACTTTAAACTTTTTATCTTCTTGTTCTTCTTTTATAGTTTCAACATTTTTTTCTTCAATAATAACTTCTTGAGTTTTTTCTTCTTTTACAGCTTCTTTGACTGCTTCATCCTGTTTGTTTGTGTCAGTGTTTGCATCTATTTCTTGTTGAGTAGGGCCTCCTGTTTTTTCCAAAACAAAATCATCAGGAGATATTCCTAAATCTTCATCAAAATCAAATCCAGAATCTAAAGTTTTTTCCTTTGTACCTTTGCGTTTGTTTATTTTTTCTTTTACTTGAGCAGAGGAATCTAGGCTGTCCATGAATCTTTTCTTAGACCCTGCTTCTTCCCGCATTTTGCTTATCTCTTTATAGACAGCATCATTTGGTATTCCTAAATCTTTGTAGTCTGCTCCCTGTACATCAGGATTATATTCTACCCACTTGCTCTCAGGCATATTCATAAAGAGTTCTGGGTCTGTAGAAACAATTTTTGAAGCTTCTTCTTTTATTATAGGATCAGTTTCAGGAGTAGGCTCAGTTGGAGCAGCTATATCTAAATCTTTATCTAAATCTAAATTTAAATCTTTTGTTTCCTGTATTGCAGGGAGAGTTGTTGATAGTGGAGTGTTACTTGTTGCAGCTTTTTCAGCTTCTACTTTATTAAATACATTTGAGACCCCACCAAGTGGAGCACCTAATACAATTGCTCCTACTGTAGATTCTATATACTCATTTCTTGCATCTTCATCAGTTAAAGATAAACCAGCTTGCCATCTACTCAATGCTGCCTGTGCATTTTCTTGTAAGACTTCCCCCGCTGCACCTACTGCCGCTCCTTTTGCTACCCTTTCTCTAAAAGTAGGAAGAGAAACTTTTTTAGTTACTGGATCAGTTGCGGTTTTAATAATATCATCTGTTACTTTTTTGATATCACCTTTGCCCCCAAGACCTATAAGTTTACCTATTGGGTTAAATGGCTTTATAAGCCTAAAACCCTTTATCTCAAGTTCTGCGGAACCAATTGCAGCTAGTAAAGCTTTTGTTTTTTGTACCTCTGGAACATCTTCCCCAGCATCAATTTTTTTCTGTATTTCAGAAGCTTGTCTTACTAAATTATCAGTAAGATACTGTGAGGTAGATATTGCTCTATAGGCATTTGCACCAAGTATTGGTCGCCCAAGTCCGAAAGTAAGAGCAGCGGCTGATAGCGCTGGAGCAGCTTGAAAACCAAAAGACCCCCCTGCTAACTGAGACCCATACCTATATAGGTTTTTTAAACTAAAATCATTTTTTAAATCTTCAAAAGATGTGTATTCTAACTCTGGTTCTACTTCAGCTAGTAATGCGGTTCTAGTTTCTTCATTAGGATCAGCCGCAAACTCCAAAGCCAAACCTGTTTGGGTAGGAGAAAAAATATTTGCTTTAAATGCATCCATAAACCCCGCTTGCCTTGTACCGATACCAAAACGATCAGCTATTTCATTAGGGGTTGCGCTCAGTAAACTAAAATCACCAGTTAACTGTTCTTCTTGTTCTTTTCTCCGTATCTGCCCTAAATCTAGTAGGGCTTGTAAATTAGGAAATTGTTGCGCCATTTATTTAAAAAAGACCTAAAAATTTCTTTTTATCTTTTATACTATTAATTATCTGTGCAGGGTCTGTGCTAAGGGACTCAGCTTTTGGCCCATATATAGCTCTATTTATATATTCATCTTGTATTGCCACTTTTAGTCGAGGTAGATTTTTTGCTAAATCATCAGGGTCTTTGTTAGCTCTTTGTAAGCTTTTAACAATCTCATCAACTTTTAACCCCATAGCACTTGTAAAGGTATCATCTTTCATAAGTGCGGTTCTTTGTTCAGTGAAAAATTTTGCTGCATCTCTTTCTAATTTCATCATTTCAACATTTCCATCTATTATATTTTTATACATGTTGGCATCATTAGTTTTCATTGTAGACATCAATTTAACCACTTGGTCTTGTTCCCCCGCTGCTAGTGCTACCTGCAGTCTACCTAAAAGAAGTTTTTTCTTATCTTGAGCATCTTTTCTTTTATCTTCATAAGCTTTAATTTTCATTGCTGCCTGAGCTCCGCCAGTAGCGGCATTAATTAGTGCTTCAAGAGGGCTTTGCCCACCTACTAAGGCAGCTTTAGCTGCACTAAGAAAAGGTAGCGCAGACATAATATTAAATTTAGTTTTATCATCAACATTTTTATTAAATGAATCCATTAAACCTTGGAACATGTTTTTGACCCCACCCCCTGCTTCATTAACAATGTCTTTAGCTGTTTGTAGTAATTCTTCATTACTTCGTTGTTTAAAACTACCAACTAGGTTATCTAATTTATTAAAAGTATTACTAATTAAATTTTCCCCTGCACCAGGATTTGTATTAGTATCTATATTTTGACTTTGCTTATTAACATCATTTGAGAGGTTTGTCATTTCATTTGCTATGTTTTCTTGTTGGTCATCAGGGACATTCTGTTTGACAAACCCGTCAATTGAGTTTTGAATTGTACCTTTTCTCTGCTTCTCTTGCTCTATAAATTTTTTCTGTTCTCTTTCATCAATAGTTAAACCGTCATCCCTTGTAATTATATCAGGTGCTCCACCTGTACCTTCTTCTGGTGAGAGAGTATAAGTTTCTCTCTTCTTAGCCATTTGTGTAATAGGGTCAACACTTCTAGTTGCTACATCTCTATCAGGCATATTGCCTCTTTCCATTGCGGCTTCTAGTACACGTGGGTCGTCAGGAGAAATGTAAAAGGGGTCTTGTTTATTTTTAATTTCCTTTTCAAGTTTATCAAGAGCTTTAGACCTATTTGAGCCAAACTCGGTTCCTATAATGGGAAGTAATTTGTTTTGCTCTTTTTGTACTTGCTCTAAAGTAGTAAGGGTACTAAGGTCAGGAAAAACACTAGAGCCTTTAGCACCAGGAACTTTGAAATCAACAGAAGAAGCTTCAGCGCCAGTGCCACTAAGCATTCTATCCATATAAGAAGGTTGTCCTTCTTTAGACCCATAAGCTTCTTCATATGCTTTTGGGTTTGTAAGTTTAAGAACTTCGGCTGCGCTCATACCTTCAAATTCACTAAATCCTTCTTGCCCACTAGCTGCTTTTTCCATAGTGTTTTTTATTTGATCTGCATAAGCTGCGCCTTGGTTGTAAGCAATAGCAGATAATTCAGGGTCACCACCATATCTATCCATTAGAGCATTTTGATATCCAATACCAAAATTAATGTTTCCTGGAATATTTTCTATAAGTTCGTTTTGCATAGCAGTGTAAAGGTCTGAATCACCATACTTGGTTCCCTTTAATTGTTTAGCTAGGGCTCCAGGCCCTAAATTTTTGTCTCTAAATGGAGCTAATGCTTCACTAACACCTTCAGAGAATTGGAAACCTTGTGCACCAAAACCTGGGTCAAATGCTGTAGTAGGAACAGCCTGATAAAATCCTGCTGAGGAATCACCTTCAGTTACTTTAAATGCTGCAGGGTTTGCGCCTAAAGAGCTTTCTGCTAGAGCTGTATTTATTAGATAAGGTATTCTGTCTTCAGAAATTCCTTGTGCTTTAGCCATCTCAGCTATTTGTCTAGCGTACTCTTCTTGCTTTCTATTTAACCCCATACCACCAAGATAATTTCCCATATCAAATGCTACAGGCATAGCTTGAGCTCCGCTCATTAGACTATAAGGGTTGCTTCTTACTTGCCCCCTATTTTGATATTTAATTATCCCACCTTCTTTAGCACCCATAGTAGGGTT